GATTTCATTGCTCGTTGACGGTAATGCCTTTGTTCGTAAGTATCGCAGCAACACCGGCGAGATTGTTTCCCTTGGTGTGCTCGATCCTCGCAAGGTTGACGTTCAACAGGACTCCAATGGTGACTTGGTTTACATCTACAACGACCGGAATCGTTACGGCGTTGATGATGTTTTGCATGTGAAAGAAATGCCACAAGCAGGCATGCTGCGGGGCGCTTCACGCATTGAGCAAAACAAAGACACCCTCGGCCTTGCATCTGCACTCACGGAATTTTCCGCACGTTTCTTCGGCCAAGGCGCTGTGACCAGCGGAATCATTGAAACCCCGGCAGTGTTAAATGCTGAGCAGGCTTCAGGAATCAAGCAAGTATTTGAGAACTCGCACAAGGGTCTTGCTAAGTCTCACCGCGTTGGCGTTCTTGGTGGTGGCGCGCACTATCAAAAGACTGGCGTTGATCCCGAGCAAGCGCAGTTCCTAGAGTCCCGCCAGTTTTCAGTGACAGAGATTTGCCGACTGTTTCGGGTGCCACCGCACATGGTGCAAGTTACCGACCCTGGCGCAATGTCATATGCCAGCGTGGAGCAAAACGCCATTCAGTTTGCTCAGTATTCGTTGCGACCATACATTTCTAAACTCGAAGCAGCCTATTCAACGATGCTGCCCGGCGAAGCCTTCCTCAAGTTCAACCTCGATGGCCTGCTGCGGGGCGACTTAGCCACACGATATGGCGCTTACTCGGTGGCAACTCAGGCCGGTTTTCTTTCGACCAATGACATTCATCGCCTGGAGGACATGGCTCCTGTTGATGGCGGCGACGTTTACCGGGTGCCACTTGCCAATGTTGATTTGCAGGCTGCCGGAATTGTCGAGCAACAAAAGCGCATTGACATGCTGTCAAAACTTGTGACCCTTGGCTTCGATCCTGAAGCTTCAGCCGCTGAGGTTGGTTTGGCGCCAATCAAGCACACCGGCCTGCCAAGTGTGCAGTTGCAAAACCCTTCACAGATTGACCCCAACAATCCAGCAAGTATCTACCCCAGTTAGGGCAACAATGACCAAATCAAACTTTGAAGTACGTCACGCTCAAATTGCCGACCTTGAACTGCGCGCTGAAGGTGACGGCAACCAATTCACCGGCTATGCGGCGGTATTCAATTCTGACTCCGAGCCATTGCCATTCATTGAAAGAATTGCCCCCGGCGCTTTCACTCGCACACTTGAATCACGCAACCATGTCAAAATGTTTCTCAATCACAACACAGACATCGTGCTTGCCAGCAACCGATCAGGGACGTTGCAACTAGCAGAGGACGAGCGAGGCTTGCGCGTAACCGCAGACCTCCCACCCACAACCGCTGGAAACGATCTCAAAATCCTGATGCAACGAGGCGATGTCAACACTATGAGTTTTGGTTTCCACATTCCCAACGGTGGCGATTCTTGGAGTGATGGCGGCAGGCAGCGCACACTTAATGAAATCGCCTTACATGAGGTCAGTGTTGTCACAGGTTTTCCAGCGTACGAGGGCAGTTCAGCAATGCTGCGCTCCATTGCTCGATTAGCGCAGCGCACACAAATGGATCAAGACACTTTGGCCGATGCGTTCACCGCGTTTCAATCGGGTGAAGAACTCAATGCCGATCAGGCTGAAGTTATCGCCCAGGCAGTTGAGCGTCAAAAGATCAAGACCGCCGAACCCGATCAAGATGTTTCTGGCCTGTTGGCAACTCTTGCCAAGCGCCTTGACTTCCTTGAATCAACCGCGCCTGCATCGTAGGTCGCAGCACACAAGTTTCCAGTTTGGGGCGCCCCACTGGTTTATGTAAAGCGGAGCCGCTTTGCACCTTCCATGTAATCACACCCAAACGAAAGGATGACCATGTCATTCATTAATGAAATGTTAGGAAAGCGCGCTGCTGCAATTGCAGAAACCCGCGCCGTGCTTGACATTGCTGCGGCAGAATCCCGCGCACTGACAGGCGAAGAACTTGCAAAGATTGACAAGACTGAAGCAGAAGTTGCTGGCTTTGATGCAACAATCGCTCAGGTTCGCGCACATGATTCTGCCGAGGCAGAGCAGCGCGCAGCAATGGCCGGTCAAGAGACCGCACAGGCAAGCAACTCTGTTGCTCCTGAGAAGTCCGATGCAGACCTCGTTCGCTCACTTGCTCGCGGTGACGTTCGCTCGCTGACATTCAGCAAGCGCGATATCACAAAGGGCAGCACAGGCGCACCAGTACCCACCTCGTTCTACGATGAGGTTCTGTTGGTCGCTCGCGCAGTTGGCCCAATGCTCACCACTTCCACAGTGATCAACACTGCCGGTGGAGAAAACTTGCAGATTCCTGCTCTCACGGCGTACAGCACCGCTGGTATCACCGCTGAGGCTGGAACAATCTCCGAGTCCGATCCAACCATGCAGGCTTTCATCACGTTGAACGCTTTCAAGTATTCATTCTTGACGCAGGTTTCGACCGAACTCATTGAAGATGCTGGCGTAGACATTCTTGCACTCATCAGTGCAAACGTCGGAAACGCACTTGGCTACAACATCAATGCCGACCTGACCACAGGAAACGGTTCCGGCAAGCCATTCGGAATTGTCGCTCGCGCGTCAGCCGGTGTTGCTGGTACTGCCGCTGTTGCAGGTGCCTTCACCTTTGACAACCTAGTCGACCTTGCGTACTCGGCAGACTCTGCCGCTCGCGCACTGCCCGGTTTTGGTTTCATGTCAAGCGGATTGGGCATTGCTGCAATGCGGAAGCTGCAAGACGGCGCTGGCAATTACGTTTTCCAGCCTTCACTTTCTGAGTCAACGCCTGACCGCGTTCTTGGATTCCAGCTCTGGGAAAACCCTGCAATGGAAGCACCTGCTGCAACAAAGGTGTCGGTCATTGCTGGCCACCTTCCTTCCTACATGGTTCGCCAAGTTGGCGGCGTGAAGTTGGAACGCTCCGATGACTTCGCTTTCGCTGATGGTCTTGTGACCTTCCGCGCAACCATGCGTGTTGATGGCAACCTGCCATTGGTCGCACATGTGAAGAAGTTCACCGGCGGCGCTGCTTCCTAATCGAAGCACCCGAAACTGCGGTGCAGGTCAATGACATTCGCGGCTTGACCTGCACCGCTTTCATACTCAACTATTTGATGGAGCGCACATGACTTTGTATGCAACTGTTTCCGAAGTCAAAGCTGCGCTCCGCGTCACTGACAACATTGACGACGCCTTGATTGCAATGGCCGCAGGTAGCGCCAGTGAACTCATTGATGGATATTGCCAGCGCAGTTTTGAGCAGACAACAGGTGTGCGTTTTTTTGCCGCATCAGATCGTTACTCACTTGAAGTTGACGACATCGCCACAGCAAGTGGCATTATCATCCAAACAAGCAGCCTTGGAGACAGTGTTTTTGACACGACTTGGGCAGCAACAGACTTCCAACTTGAGCCGCTCAATGCCTACGCAGGCGGCCTGACATGGCCCTACACGCGCATTCGCGCAATTGATGATTACCTTTTCCCGACAGCATGGGGTGAGGCAACCTGCAAGATCACTGCCACATGGGGCTGGCCATCAGTCCCCACCGTTGTCACACAGGCGGCAGTGATCCAAGCATCAAGAATTTTCGCCCGCCTCCAAAGCCCCTTGGGTGTTGCAGGCTTTAACGAACTCGGAGCCATTCGCGTTGGTCGCGCGCTTGACCCTGATGTTGCACAGTTGCTTGGCCCCTACGTTCGCATTGTTGGTATTGCATGAGCACCCTTAGCGAAATGCGCGCAGGGCTTGCAGCAAATCTGGCAACTGTTTCTGGTTTACGCACATCCTCATACATCCCCGACAATCTCACCCCTCCCATTGCCATTGTCGCCCCCGACACGATCACGTTTGATCAGACTTTCGGGCGCGGTCAAGATCGGTACACATTCAGTGTTGAGGTTGTTGTTGGGCGCGTCGTGGATCGTGCTTCACAAAGTTTGATGGATACCTATTGCGACCCAAGTGGAAGCAAGTCCATCAAAGTTGCAATTGAGTCCGACCCTTCGTTAGGTGGGAAAGTCTTTGATTGCAGAGTCACCGAAGTTCGTGGTTACCAGCAAATAGTAATCGCAGACGTTGTGTACTTGTCGGTGGTTTTCTCCATTGACGTTTTAACCAATTGATAACGAAAGGCAAAAAAAATGGCAAAGTTCTATGCAAAAGATTTCGTCATCACCGTTGGTGGCGAAGATTTGAGTGCAAGCCTGGCAAGTGTTGAACTCTCAATCGAAGTTGACGATATTGAGACCACCAGTTTCGGCAGCTCAGGCTGGCGTACTCGTCAAGGTGGTTTGCAGCAAGCATCCGTATCGCTGTCATTCCATCAGGATTTCGGTGCCGGTGCAGTTGATGCAACGCTGCATCCCCTTATTGGAACAGTGGTTGAAGTTGTTATCACCCCAACGGCTGCCGCTGTCAGTGCAACCAACCCCTCATACACCTTTGACGCTTTAGTCAATAACTATGTCTTGTCAGGCGCAGTTGGCGACCTCGCCACATTTGATGTGACGTGGCCAGTGTCGGGTGTTGTTGTTCGATCAGCAGGCGCTTAATCCGTTAGTCCTTAGTCAATAGCCGCGAAAGGAAACCGCGAAAATGAAAATGCAACTCAAAGTCACATATCTTGACGGATCGGCAGTAGATGTCCCAATCATCGCTGCCGATCTCGTCGGGTTTGAAGAAAAGTACAACCGATCCATTGCCCGGTTCGAGCATGAGTTCAAATACACGGATATTTGCTGGCTGTCATGGCATGCACTCAAGCGCCAAGATAAATCAGTTCCCGAGTTCACGAAGTGGATTGAAACAATTGAAGGTGCCAGTTTTGGTGAAGGCGCCGAGCCTGTCCCTTTGGAGAGCAGTCCGAGCACTTCATAATTTGCCACTTGGCTTATGAGTTTGGGATAAGTCCCAACGCAGTGCTTGGGCATTCCGAGCGAATGATTGTCACGATGCAGCGGTATCTCCGTTGGAGAAATGTCCAAGAATCTAAGGCTTCACGAAAAGGTGCATGATGGTGAATTCAGCAGCTTGGCATGTTGAAGTCAACAATGACCTCAAAGAGTTTCTGACGCGCCTTAACGCTTTTGATGCAGATGTTGCAAAGATTCTTAAGCGTGACATGAAGCGTGGTGCAAACCTTGTGACAAAGGATGCCCGCTCTCGGGTGCGTTCGGCTGGGACACCATTATCAAACTGGGCAAAAAGTTGGGTTGAGCAAGACAGGTCAAACGGTCGTGACTTGGCTTGGAATACAGGCCGAGCGGCTGCGGGAATTAAAACCGTCCCATTCACTAATTCGCGCGCCCGGGCGGTTGTCAAGTTCGGTTTTGCTGTTGTGCAACGTGATGCTGCCGGCTCAATATATGAAACCGCAGGCGGCTCTGATAAGCCTTACAAGGGGACACGCGGCGGCGGCTCAAAGAAAATGCGGGCGAATATCAACAAAAGTTCCGGCAGCGGCCCTTACCCACGCACGTTGTTCCCTGCCTACTACGCGCAAATGCCACAGGTTCAACGTGACATTGAGGCAGCCATTGCAGCAGCACAGAAAGCGGTGGGCAAGTAATGGCTGGCAAAGATGGTATTCGCGTCCATGTATACGGGGATTATGACGACCGGCAAATCAATAAGGCAATCAAAGACCTTAATCGCCTCAAGGATCAAGCCCAAACATCAAGTGAAAAGTTTGCTGCCTTTGGTGAGTCAATGGCCACAATGGGCAAGAAACTTTCCCTCGGTCTAACACTTCCCATCGTCGGTGCTGGCATAGCCGCCGTGAAGTTGGCAACTGACTTCGACACTGCAATGACAAAGATTGTCAGCCTCGTGGGTATCTCCACAGAGGAAGTCGCAGGGATGCGTGAAAGTGTCCTGAAGTTGTCCGGCGCCACAGGCAAGTCGGCTGATGAACTTGCAGATGCTTTGTTTGTCGTGACATCGGCGGGGCTGCGTGGTTCGGCTGCAATCAAGGCTTTGGACGCTTCAGCAAAAGCCAGCGCCTCCGGCCTTGGTGAAACCGCCGACATCGCGCGAAGTGTTGCCGGCGCGATGAACGCTTACGGCCCGGCAGTGCTTGATGCTGCCCGAGCGACCGACATCATTGTTGCAACAGCCCGCGCCGGTAACTTTGAAACATCACAGTTTGCTGCCGCACTCGGTGGCGTGTTGCCATTCGCTAAGCAAGCCGGTGCAAGCCTTGAAGATGTCGGCGGCGCTGTTGCGTTGCTGACTCGCACCAACGGTGACGCAGCTCAATCTGTCACTCAGGTGACTGCGCTCATGCGCGCCTTCGTCGTTCCTACTGAGGAAGCAAAGAAAGCACTGGGAGCCGCCGGCCTTTCCGCTAGTGACATGCGCGACCGGATCAGCAAGGATGGTTTGGCTTCAGCGCTGACATTCCTTGACAAGAAACTTGGCGGCAACCGCGAACAACTTGGCAAGTTGCTTGGATCAAGCGAGGCTGCTGCCGCTGCATTCCAGATTCTCGATGCCGACTCCCAAACACTTGCCAGCACCTTTGGTGATGTCACCGATTCTGTTGGCATCAATGAAGAGGCTTTTGCCGTTACTGCCGACACTGCCGGTAACAAAATGCAGCGGGCTTTCAACGATTTGAAACTGGCAATGATCGGCGTGGGGGATGTGATCCTGCCGCTGGTTTCAGGCATGGCCGAAAAAGTATCCATGCTGGCCAATGGATTCACCGCACTGCCCGGCCCTGTGAAAAATGTCGTTGTGGCCTTTGGTGCGTTACTCGCAGCCGTCGGCCCTGTGATGTTTGTTGCTGGCAAACTGATGACAACGTGGGTCGCTGCAAGCGCCGGCATGTCAGCAGCAATCTTGCGACTGCGCGCCGTTTTCGGTACCGCCTGGGCAAGCATGTCTGCCAGCGCGCAGGTTTCAGTTATCAAAATCAAAGTTGCAATGATGGCCGCACAGACTCAAATGGGCGCACTAGGTGCTGGTGCGAAAGCTGCCGGGCTTATCGCTGTCGGTGCATTCAAGTCCATTGGTCTTGCCGCTAAGGGCTTGCTGGTTTCCCTTGGCCCTGTTGGTATTGGCCTCATGGCTGTCACTGCCGTTTACTCAATCATGGCTGGACGCGCTGATGACACCAAGGCAAGTGTCGAAGGTTTAACTGAAGCGTTAAGTGCTAACGGCGACCAAGCCGAAAACGCCGCGAAGCAACTGCTGCTTGATGACTTGATGAATAAGCACCGCGAAACCATTGAGAAGTTTGGACTCAGTTACACCGATGCCGTTGATGCAATCATGGGCGGCGCTGACGCTCAGGCGGCTTTCCGTGATCAGTTAATGGAAACAGAGGTCGCGACATTCTCCTACGCCGGATCAACTGCACAGTTGACCTCTGAGGCGCAAGGCTTGCTCAGTCAAATTGAGTCTTTGTCAGGATCGTTCGCCACGGCAACCGACAAGTCACTTGCTGCCAAGGCAGCACAAGAGCAACTTGGCATCAGTGCTGATGGTGCTGGCGGTGCCATTGACGGTCTAGGTGTTGACGCTCTCGGCGCTGCCGGTGACCTTGGCACTTTGCAAACGGAGACCAAGAAACTTTCCGATCTTTTCCTAGGTTTCGACAAAGACGTTGCAGCGATCCGGGCAAAAGATGAATTCCGTGGATTTCTGCGCGATCTTTCCGACGAGCTGCCCAAGACCAATCGCAATCTTTTCGGCACAGGTGAAGCAGCAGAAGAAATGCGCGGGACAATCCTTGACGCCCTTGACAAAGCAAAAACTGATGCTGTCGCTTGGGGCGAGGCCAATGGCGCGACACTTTCACAGGTTGAGACTCGATTCCAAAAGAATGCAACCACCGTCAAAAAGACACTGGGCGAGGAAGGCTTCAAAAAGAAAGACCTTGAGAAATTCTTTGGCTCGGAGTATGTAGACGTCGCCGGTGTCAGTATTGGCGCGAAGATGATCACCACCATTGGAACTCTGGCTGATCGTCTTGGCCCCGCTGCATTGCGTGAGTTCAAAGGTGTCGGCCTTGATCTTGGCAACGGCATTGCCTTGGGTGTTGCTGAGTCGAGTCCACAGATTGACGTTGAGACACGTCGCGCAATTACCAACGCCGAGCGCGCAGCCCGCGCCGCTGCTCAATCAAACTCGCCATCAAAGTTATTTGCTGAAATCGGCAAGGACTTGGCTCGCGGTCTTGCTCAAGGCGCAAAGTCTGAGTCTGAGACATTGCGCGCTGACCTGCAAAAGACTTTCGGCAGTTGGTATGACTCAACACTTGAGACACTGCGTGGCAAAGTTAAAGACGCGAGGCAAGTTTTCAACGATTTCAAGGCCGCGATCTCAGGGCAACTTGTAGACAACCTCAACATCGGCACGGCCTTCGATACTATCACCGAACGTCAAGCCGCAGCCGATGCTGCGAGCAAGGCCGTTGCTGAGGCTAGAGCGGCACTAGGGGACGCACCAGAGCAGTCAGCATTGGATAAGGTCAACGAATTGCAGGCCGCTTACGATGCCGCTGTTGCGATGGCTGCCACTAATGGTGGCACTCTCATTGGTGAGTTCAACGCGCAGGCTCAGGGCGTTGTTGCTTTCAGTGAGAAAATGCGAACCTTGATGAGCATGGGTCTTGATCCGATCTTGTGGCAGCAGATTTATAGCCTTGGCGCAGACAAAGGCACAGTCTTAGTTGACAACCTCATTGCCGGTGGCGTCGAAACCATCAATGAAAGCAATGCAATTCTTGACACAGTAAAGGCCGAAGCTGAGCGCATCGGCCTTGAGGCTGCGGCAAAGTGGGAGCAGACTGGTATTGATTCGGCCAAGGCCACAGTCAAAGGATTTGTTGACAAGTTTGGCCCTGACGGGTCGGGGCGTAAGCGCCTCGGGTTGCTGATGGATCGTTTGGCTAATTCCATGAATCGTGAGACAACCATCACGGTAAACACAATCAATCGAGTGTTCACCCAAACGATGGGCGGCTCAGGTCAACCGTTGGCAATCGGCGCAACGGGCGGCATCGTGAACCGTCCCACCTTTGCTCTCATCGGTGAGGCCGGCCCCGAGGCTGTGATCCCGCTTAATCGCACCAGGGGCAATGAGCCACTGCCAATGACACGCGCCAGCATGGGCGGTGCATCTACGGGTGGCAACACCATCAACCTCACCGTCCACGCCGGCATGGGTTCTGATGGTTATGAGATTGGCAGAATTGTTGTTGATTCGATCAAGAAATATGAGCGCGTCGCTGGCCCCGTGTTTGCGGGTGTGTGATGTCTACGCCTGACACTAAAGTTGAGATTGCTTTTGACTTAAGTGACGTTGATCCCAACTTTTTCACCCTTGACGATGTAGTCAAAGGCGAACTGGACAACGTGACGTATCTGCTCGCTGGCGATATTTTGCAGGATGTCACAGAAAGCGTCAGGCGTGTCAGCATTAAGCGTGGCCGTTCGCGTGAACTTGACCGTTATTCAACAGGTCAGGCAACAGTGGTGTTGGACAACCGTTCACGCGACTTCGACCCCACCAACACGGCAAGCCCATACAACGGGCAAATCCTGCCTCGAAAAGCGGTGCAAGTCTCTGTTGCTGGATTCCCGGCCCTTGTCGGTAACGTACAAGATTGGTCTTTTGTTTACGAACTGTCAGGTGATGCAACAAGTTCGATCAGTGTTGTTGACGGCTTCGCTATTCTTTCCCGTCAGGCCGTTGACAATGTGGCTGTCATTGAGCAGTCATCAAGTGACAGGGTTGATGCGATACTGACGCAGGTTGCTTGGCCGACTGCTAAGCGATCTATTGACAGCGGCGTAACAACGCTGGCGGCGGGCACGGCGACCTCTAACGCTTTGTCATATTTGCAGGAAATCGAAACCTGTGAGGCCGGTGACTTTTTCATTTCCGGTAGCGGCTTAGCTACTTTCCGCGCCCGGCAGTCGGTCGCGTCCAATCCATACGATGCTGCCATTGGGTATGACGCTAATGTCGGTTACACATCCGCTTTGCCAGCGGTCACAAGTGACTTGATTTTCACCGATGAAACCGACGATGGTTCAAGTACTTTTGTGCCCTACATTTCATTGGGGTTGGAACTGGGAACCGACCAGTTATTTAATCAGGCAGAACTGACGTACAACTCCGAAACGATCACTGCACAGGATGTTGCTTCGCAAACAACTTACGGCGCTGCCGTGCTGACAAGCAATGTTTCTCTGCTGTCAACCGAGGCGCAAGGAACCGCTCTAGCGGAATACTTGGTTACAAAATATGCACAACCTGTGACGCGCCTAACTGATGTGTCGGTTGAATTGGCTGGCTTGCCCACTGACATTCTGGGCAAATTGCTCACCCTTGATCTTGGTGATGTTGTCAAGGTTCGTTTTCAGCCTGCCGGCGTGGGCGAACGTGTTGAACGTCGCTCAATTGTTGAAGGCATTGAACACGATATCGGGTTGAGCAGTCATCGTGTTTTGTTCAGATTCTCAGGCGCTTCAGGAAGTTAGGGAAATTCATGGTTGCTTTTACACCAGGCACGACGTTGGGCGCAGCTGCCTTAAACAGTGCGTTCAACGCCCTTGTGATCAACGCACAGACAGGCACAACGTACACATTGGCTGCAACTGATGCCGGCGGTTTAATCACCGCAGCGAACGCCTCAGCGATCACAGTCACCGTGCCTGCCAACGCTGCTGTTGCCTTTGCTATCGGTACACAGATAGGTGTGCTGCAAACCGGCGCAGGTCAGGTGACCCTTGTGGGTGCTGCTGGCGTGACCGTCAATTCGTACAACTCCGCGCTGAAGATTGTGGGCAACGGTGGGTTGGCGGTGCTGGTGAAAACCGGCACGAACACTTGGCAGGCTGCCGGGGCGTTAGTCCCGTGACCCTGTTGTTACTTGCTGCCGCTGCAACGCTGGGAAAGCCTGATGCACCTCAATTGTCTTACACGGCGCAAGGTCAATTCACGATCACGAACTACAACGCATCTTTGACCTATGCACTCAGCGGGGCAACACGGTCGGGTGACCTGATTACAAGTGTGACCAACGGTGCAACCATCACTGCCGCTTATGCCCCCGGCGCGCCACTGTCTAACGCTTCAACAATGAACGTGCTTGCTGGCGCGCGAGTGCTGACGGATTCCTATGGGATTACTGACACAGGTTGCGGGACTCGCGGGAACATTTGCTGCCCTGACGGTCGGATTCAAAACACTGCTGGCTTGGTGTGTGGTGGCGCTCCTGGCTCACTTGCACCCGATAATTTCTGCGACGGAACACTTGGCTACCCATGCCCTGGCAACTGTTATCAGTTGACGGTCGCTTGTTACAACTGGTACTGGACAAACTACACCGCTGAGGGATACACGCTCTTTGGTGGCGATAGTGGCACTTGGGGCAAGGCGACCAACGGATGATGACCGATGAGGAAATTGCAGCAGAACAGGCTTTGATTGTTGAGCAGGCCAAGCAGATGCAGGAAATGGCTGAGCGCAATCACATGAGCGATGAAGTCGCGCAGTCGGTCACACCGTTGGACTTGCTTAACTCAAACAACTACACCACCAAAGACATACGAAACGCACGGTATGACATCTGCAAAGGCTGCCCCGAATTCTTTAACCCGATCAAGATGTGCAAGGAATGTGGCTGCTCAATGCCAATGAAAACATGGCTGACAAACGCAACCTGCCCGATTGGTAACTGGTAACAATTCTTTTTTTGACGTCATAAATTTAGGAGACAACATGGCAGGTTCTAGCACCTACCCCGGCGCGTTGGATGACTTCGCTGAAGCATCACCGACCAACCTTGGCGACGATGACTCAACAGGTCGTACACACTCCGAGCGTCACGACGATGTTGAGGCAGCTCTTGAAGCGGTGCAGTCTGAGTTAGGTCTTGACCCTGCAGGCAGCTTTGCCACCGTTCGCGCACGGCTTGACGATATTGACTCAGGAGGCGGCGGCGGCGCAAGTATCGGCCTCGAAGCAGTTTTCATGATGATGGGCGCGTAGTAATTCACCTCACGGAATAAGGGAGCATAAGTAATGGCAACAACATACAAAGTTCTAGGACAATCAGCACCGGCAGCAACAACAGCAACAACGCTGTACACGGTACCGGCAGCAACAGAAACAGTGCTGTCTACGCTATCGGTGTGTAATCGTGGCAGTGTGGGCACGTTTAGGGTCGCTGTGCGTCCTGACGGTGACGCTTTAGCGAACCTGCATTACATTGTTTATGACGCTTCGGTTGCGGCGAATGACAGTTTGTTTCTCACTATTGGTGTGACACTGGCGGCAACAGATGTTGTAACCGTGTATGCCTCTAGTGCTGACTTCACCTTCAGTGCGTTCGGTAGCGAGACTGCCTAAATGGGTGTCTTAGCGATCAGCGGCGCAGGCTTGTATGGGGTTGGTGCTGACCCTTCTATCCTCAAGGCTGAAGGGTTGACTGCGTTCCCGGTGTCTGGTGACTTTGAATCTATCGCAAAGGTGACTCTTGCTACGAGTGCAGCGAGTATTACGTTTAGTGATATTCCACAGGGCTACAAGCATTTGCAGGTTCGGGGGATGTTTAATTGTTCAACTGCAACCAATCCATACATAAGAATCGGTAGCGGCAGCATTGATTCTGGTGCAAATTATGCGTGGCATCACCTATGGGGAACTGGCACATCCGCTAATTCAAATCAAGGCAGTAATCAAACATATATGTTTTGTAATTACAATCCGTCATCATCATATTTTTCAACTCAAGTAACAGACGTTCTTGATTATTCCTCTACAGCAAAAAATGCAACGATTAGAACATTTGCTGGGTCTGATACCAATGGTGGCACTAGCGAGGTTGCCGTTTGGTCTGGTCATTGGAGAAATACTGCTGGGGTCACTCACCTTCAAATTGCTGGTGCAACTTTTTTACAGTACACAACGGCTGCACTTTACGGGATTAGGGGTTAGTCATGGCTAGAACATATGAACCTATTGCGTCACAAACATTAGGTAGTGCTGTTTCGTCTGTGACTTTTTCTGATATTCCACAAACGTACACTGATCTTGTTTTGGTTTCTATCGGTAGGACAAGTAGAACTGCGTCGGCTGATGAGGCATTAAATTTTAGATTCAATTCAGATAGCGGTAGCAACTATTCATTAACAAATTTAATTGCTAACGGATCTAGTGTCATTTCGCAAAGAGCATCTAATTTAACTTCCGCTGAGTGGGGAAGGATGAATACTTCATCGTCAAGTAATACAACATTTTCGTATGCAACATTAAATATTTTTTCATATTCAAACACAAGCATTTACAAAACAACACTTAGCGAAACTTCTGCTAATCAAGAAAATTACGGAATTGCTCGTTATGCTTCATTATGGAAATCAACTAGCGCAGTAACATCTTTTACAATTCTTCCAGTGTTGGGGCCAAACTTTGTTACAGGCTCCACGTTTTCTCTCTACGGAATTAAGGCTGCGTGACATGGCTACCTATGAATTGATTGAAACAATCACACTCGGTTCAAACGCTGCTTCTGTCACGTTCAGTGACATACCGCAAACGTACACGGATTTGAAGATAGTGATTAGCGTACGCAGTACATACGCATCAACAAGCGGGATCTTGTGGCTACGTTTTAACGGTGACTCTGGAGTCAACTATCCATTTAGAAGGCTTGAAGGATCAGGAAGTGCGGTTTCATCCAACGCTGCTACCGCTGGTCAAATAGGCATTGGTCGAACAACTGGCAGCACGGCAACAGCAAACACATTTTCTAATACTGAAGTTTACATTCCAAATTATACGGGATCAACATACAAATCTGTTTCATCAACAGCGGCATCAGAAAATAACGCAGTAGCAGCGCAAATAACTGCTACTGCTGGATTATGGAACAACACTTCAGCAATAACTTCTCTCAGTGTTCTTGACGGCGAGTCATCAAATCTTGTAACAAATTCGTCCTTCTCACTCTACGGTATCAAGAAAGCATAAGGAGTAACAATGTCCACAGTTATCGAAGTCAACTGCGCCACAGGTCAAGTCACGGAACGTGAACTTACCGCTGAAGAAAATGCTCAACGTGAAGCGGATGCTGTTGCTGCTGCTGAAGTACAGGCTGCTGTTGATGCTGAACAGGCGGCTAAGGATGCTGCGCGTGAATCTGCTGTAGCGAAACTGGCTTTGCTGGGTTTGAGTGATGTTGAGATTGCTGCACTGGTTGGTAACTAATGGCGATCAGGTCACTCACACAAATGGGGTTCACAGGTAAAGGCAAGAACCGTTCACTGTTCGGCGCACAGTTCGGTGCGTTCGCTGTCGGTGGCACGGTCACGACCGCGAACGGTTACAGGATTCACACGTTCACTTCGTCAGGTTCACTGCAAGTGTTTGGTGGTGACCTTGAAGTGGAGTATTTAGTTGTTGCCGGTGGTGGTGGTGGTGGTGGTGATCGCGGCGGTGGCGGTGGCGGTGGTGGCTATCGGTCATCGGTTGTTGGTGAATCCTCTGGCGGTGGGGCTAGTGCTGAAACACTATTGACGCTTACTCCAGCGAGTCAC